CAGGTGCCGGAAACCGAGAGCGTCAAAGGCACCTCAGAGATTGGAGCCAATGCATTTAACATTGTCGGCATTTACCGAAACCGTGGGCTGGAGGACGATCTCGCTCAAGCTCAGTTAGACGGAGACACGGAGAAAGTGGCCACGCTTTCCGATTTACCGGGCGTGAAAATAAACATCGCCAAGCAGCGGAATGGGGATTTCGAAGGCAAGCGCGGCTTGTTTTTCGACGCCAGGACATATCGCTATTCGTCGAGCGGAATTGACACGAAAAAATATATACCGCTGGAAGGCCCATAATTGCCCGAGAAAGGCCCGACTCTTGTTTCCAGGTATCCCCATGCCGGAAAATCGACTCGCGCGCTGGCGGGCCTTAAAATCGCCCCCATAACGCGGGCAAAAAAAGGGGGCCTATGAAAGGCCCCAAATGAAAACTAGAAAGAGGATATAGTTTATTATCGTTATTATCGCCGCTTTAAACAGATTCGCGAATTGCCGCGCCGGCATTGTTCCTTACTACGAAGCCCGATTCATCATGCCGCGCCTTACCCTTTGCTTTAAGGCCGACAACTACGCCCGAGCCATCGCCGGGCCGCCAGTCTGACTCGTCGCCGTCAATTATCGGGAATCCTTGCCATGTTTCCGGTAGTTTATCAAAAACAACCGCAACATTCCCGCCGGCTTTCAAGACGTCGATGCAGTCGGAGTCGTTCGATTCGGTTCTGGAAAAGGTTATGTGATAGGCCGGATTAATCGCCCGCTTTTTGATCTTGCTATAATCATACGCCGTCACGCCTTGGCGCTCGCAATACTCGATTACAGACTCGCCTTGATACTTAACCCTTTCCCAGGGGATATCAGACGTTGCATTCAAGCGGATTCCAGGCAAAAGGTTTTTGCGCCGCGCCTGTATAGCTAGCCAAAAGATATCTTCGAACAGCAAGGCCAAAAACGCCTGGCGCTGTTCAAAATACAAACGAGTCTTTGCGATTCGAGCGCGTTCTTTTCCCGCCATATAGGCCGGATTCCCGGCGGTGTGCAGGCAGGCCTCGATGCATGCCGGCGATGCGCTGGCGCAAACATTAAACCCGGAAAGATTCGCGGGCGCCAAATGCAAGGGCGCTGTCAGAACGCCCTTTTTCATATTCTTCGCAACCTTTGGATTCGAGTCCGGCTTAGATAGCAGGAAAGGGCGGGATTTAATGTTAATCCCATATTCAGCGGCGATTCGCTTTGCTTTGGCTAAATTCATTATTCTGACTCCCTGATTGAAATTGCAAACTCGATCATATCGCGGGCGGCCTTTTCATTTGGCGACAAATAGAAAACCGCAGCGATAACAGCGGAAAGCATGCCCGCAGTGACGTTCCTGACGGTATCGACTCTATCCTGTATTGTGATATCGCCTGGATATGCGGCAACTTCAATATTGTCATATAATTCCGCGCACGCCTGAATGGCATCAAGCCCTATGTCGTGGCCGGCGGAGAATTCGCGTTCTGTTTTATCCATTATTCTGACTCCTGTTTATGCTGCACGATTGCAGCGATATAGGGACGGGCAAGCCGTCCCCATACGCGATGCAATCACAAGCCATGCGCTCGCAATGCGTCACGGACGCCCTGTTTGTTTGCGCCGGCATCAATCAAGGCGAGCGCAATAAATCGTTTGTTGTCGGCATCGCCAGCCTGTGAAAGCACGGACATATAATCACCATAATGGTTTTGTGTGGTCATCGGCGATTGCTCAATATCGCGGACAAGCGGTTCAAGGTCTTTTGCGATATCTTTAAGAATAGCGGTTTGTTCTGGCGACATTGTTTCGACTCCCTATGCGATGATCAGAAAAAACAGGATAAATGCATACATAAAAGCGCCGGCAATGATCGCGCCGGCGATGGTTTTCAGTGTTTCCATAACGTGACTCCTAGTGTTGTTGTTTGCCGAGGCCGATAGTGACTCGCCTCGCAATGCAGAGTCAATAAAAAAGATTATCAATTGTGATAATTGCCGGGGTAACAATCCCCCATAAATGAGCCGTGCCGGCAACCCCCTAATCATACATAGAAGGGATAATAGATAAGGGAATAGAGAATGCAGAATCCTGCACGGCACGGTTACCGCTCGCAACAAATCCCGAATGGCCCCTTGTTTCCAGGCCTCGGGCCGGCCGGATATCCCGAGCCGCAATGTCGCATAATGTATATTATGAAAAATATCGCGGCCGGCAATGATCCTCGGCGAAACGAAACAGGAACGGATCGCGAACGAAGGGGGTACCCCCCAAACCGGCTTGCGGATTACTGTTGTCCCATCCCCCACATGTAATTTTTTTTAAATTTTGCGAGGTGGGTTTTTGCTATATAATTTTTTTAAAATTTGCCGGAGGTTGCTAAGTGGTTGAAAAGAAGCGCGGAAGGCCCAAGGGGTCGCGTAATAAATTGAAGTATGACTTGCAGGGATTGATGTCTGGCAAGCTTACGGATTTGGCTGTGAAGGAGTTGGAGAAGATACTTTTGCACCCTGATACGTCTAATGCGGATCGGTTACGGGCGATTAATTTGATCTTTGACCGAGGGCATGGGAAGCCTCAGCAGACGAGTGTTGTTGGCGTTGAGGCGGGGCCGAATTTGAAGGAATTGATGGTGCGGTTTATGAAGCCGGAGGAGACTATGAAGGAGATCAGGGAGGCGAATTCCAAGGTTATTGAGCATTTGGACCCTGACAATACCAAGCGGAAGGCCTACTGATGGTGGTGTCGAAGCCGTCAGAAGTGGGTTTGGATACGTCAAAACACGGGGTTACACTTACCCATGGTGGAAAACGTGTATTTATTGAGGATGTGATCACCGAGGAAGTGGCGAAGAGTTTGCGTTCCAAGACTGGCAGGTTGAGGTGGGACGACTGGCGGCTTGAGGAGCCTCTTGCTTGGATGCGTAGTTTCTTTCCGATTAAGATTGGTGAATCTGCGTATGTAGTTGTGGAGAGGCGGAATGCTGGACACAAGTGGCATGTGGATACCGGGGATGCGGGGCATATGCCTTGGTGTCGTTATACTGCTGGTGTGGGTTTGTCTCCCGCTGACATGTTTTCTGGGGGTGGTTTTTATTTCCGCGATTCCGGGCCTTTGTATCATTACCGTGATATGATAGCTTACACCGCTGATCAGGAGCATATGGTTGAGAGCCATACTGGTGAGAGATTTGTTTTGCTGATGTTTTTTGAGGGTGAAGATGGCTGAGTTAATCATCCCCTATCAACCCAGGCCTCTTCAGCAGGAGCTTCACAACGATCCTGCCCGCTTTAAGGTTTTGGTCTGGCACCGGCGTGCCGGCAAGACTGTGTGGGCTATTAATGAGGCGATCCTGAAGGCTATTGCGGCTATGAGTGATGGCAAGCCCAGGCCGAGGGTGGGGTATATCGCGCCTCTTTTGAAACAGGCGAGGACGGTGGCGTGGGACTATGCCAAGGAATTTACGGCACAGCTTCCTGGGTTCCGGCCCAATGAGGGCAACCTGCACATCGATTTCCTGGACGGCTGTCGGCTTAATCTGTACGGGTCTGACAATCCTGACGCCGCCCGTGGAATTTACCTCGACTATGTGGTGATGGACGAATACGCCCAGATGGCACCGAATATGTGGACGGAGATCATCCGTCCGGCACTATCGGATCGTCAGGGTGGTGCGGCGTTTATCGGCACTCCAAAGGGCAAGAATGCATTCTACGATCTCTACATGAGGGCGCAGAATGACGAGAGCGGTCTGTGGCAGTCCTATCTGTACAAGGCGTCGGAGACACAGTATGTCGATGAAGGGGAGCTTCAGGCCGCCCGCAACGACATGACGGAGGAGGAATACCTCCAAGAGTACGAGTGCTCTTTTGAGGCCGCCATCAAGGGGGCTTACTACGCCAAGCAGATGGAGAATCTGACTAAGGAGAAGCAGATCACATCTGTGCCTTACGATCCGGTCCTCTCTGTAAACACTGCCTGGGACTTGGGCCTGGACGACATGACGGCGATCATTTTCTATCAGATTGCCGGCAAGGAAATCCGCATCATCGACTACTATGAAAACAGTGGTGCCTCACTCAACCACTATGTCCAGGTTCTCCGGGAGAAGGGATATACCTACGGAGAGCACAATCTTCCGCACGATGTTAGGGTTAAGGAGCTTTCCACCGGCAGGTCCCGTCAAGATGTGCTGCGCTCACTTGGCTTAAACCCACTACTGATTGTGCCAAAGCTTGGCATCGAAGAGGGGATCAATGCTGTCAGGTCCGTCCTTCCCAGGATGTGGATTGACGAGAGGAAGTGTGATCGCCTGATTGAGGCGCTGCGCCAGTACAGGACTGAATTTGACGCCAAGACAATGACGTTCCGCGCCCGTCCGCACCATGACTGGACATCCCACCCGTGCGATGCGATGCGATACTTGGCGGTTTCACTTAGAGACCCTGTTGACCAAAGAAGGCTACAGTCCCTGGCGCAGCAGGATTACGATATCTTCAACCCGATGGGGCATGACAATCTGGCCTCATCAAATGACTGGGTGCCGTGGT